TATGCGTAGATAACTAGGAAAATTAAAAATGTCTGTTTTTATTGACATCCCCGGGATTGGAACTGTAGAAGCTAAAGGTGCTGCGTCTGAAGCCACCTTAAAAGAACTTTTGTCAGCAACAACGGGAACTGTAAGAAACAACAATAATTCCAACAGTGGCAGTAAGTCGTCACCGTTATTAGGAGCTACTAAACAACTAAACGGTGCGTTTATCAAATTAGGCGGAGTTGCTGGAAAGGTTGCAAGCGGGTTAATCAGTGTAGTTGATAGTGCAATGAAGATGGGCGATGCTACATTAAATGCTACAAACTCATTAGCAAATCTTGACGGATCAGCAGCAGGTGCTGCCGAAATATTTTCCAATTTTCCAATTGTGGGAAAAGCACTAGTATCTGTAGCAAGTGCTGCCGATAAAGTAGCTGCATCGTTTAATGCAGCATCGCAGAGCGGCGCAACGTTCGGCGGCAGTATTATAAATTTCTCTAGAGCTGCCAGTGAAGCCGGCATGAATATGGCAGAGTTCGGAGCATTGGTTGCTAGGAACGGCGAAGGCATGTTAGCGTTTGGATCTAATACCGAAGACGGTGCAAAGAACTTTGCTAATGTTTCTAAATCGTTAAGAACAACAGGCAGCGATTTATATGCACTTGGAATGTCAACTCAGGAAATTAATTCTGGACTTGCAAGTTATGGCGCACTATTAAGACAACAAGGGTTACAAGGCAAAAAATCAAATGCTGAGTTAGCAGTTGGTGCAAAGAATTATCTAAAAGAAATGGATGCGCTAGCAAAAATAACCGGTGAAGAACGTTCAGCAAAAGAAGCACAGGCAAAACAACTAGCTGCCGATGCACAATTCCAAGCTTCGATGATGGGAATGAACGAAGAAGTTAGAGCTAGTTTTAGAAATACTGTATTAGGATTGCCAGGACCACTGCAATCTTTTACCAAAGACATGTTGGCTAACGGAGTTGCTACTACAGAAGAAAATCAAAAATTAATGGCAATGATGCCTCAGTCCGCTGCAATGTTACAACAAATGCAGGCAAAAATGGTTCGAGGAGAGCAAGTTACTACTGAGGAGCGTAACCGTCTTAATAATTTAATGAAAGACGAAGGCGGAAGAAATCTTCAAAATATAAAACAAGCTGGTGCAGCCAGCGCAGAGTTAGGAGGAATGGTAAACAGTTTAGCAGCAACTCAACAGATTAACATAGACGGTGTAAAAGAAGCAACAGAAGCACAGAAAAAAGCTCAAGCAAACACTGACGGATTTAATAAAAAAATGCAAGAGTTTCAGCAACGCATTTCTACAGTGTCTAATACTTTCCAAGGATTGTTAGCAACTAGTGGAGTGCTTGATGTATTGATGAATGCGTTTGATGCAGTGGCTAAACTTGCTGAAGAATATCTAGTTCCTGCATTTAATATTGTATCGTCAATCGTGATGAAAGTTGGCAATGGTATGATGTTGTTACTTGCTCCAGTTATTGAATACATATCAGAAAAATTTGGTAGCGGTGGCCTTGGAGGCACAATTACATTTATTGACGGTCTCATGAATGATGTTTTTGATGTATTAGGCGGAGTCGTTCGAGGTGCTATTTTAGCATTTGACGGATTATGGACCGGAGTAATGACATTATTAGATCCATTGAAAAGAATGTGGACAACAATATTTGGAGTCACTGATACAACTGATGGATTTGGAGCTACATTAATCCAAGTAGGCGCATTTATTGGCGATGTATTTAAAGTACTAGGAAAAGTAATAGGGTTCGTAATTGATTTTCTAAATCCGTTATGGCAAATACTAGGCGTTGTAGTTACTGCCTTTAAAGGAGTAATTGATTTTATTGCTAATTTTGGCGATTATATGAAAGATTTTCAAAGTATAATAGAATCTGTCGCTGACGGATTAATGAGATTTCTTAATAAAGTCACATTCGGTGCAGCAGGAATAGATGAAGCCGAACGTAAAAAACGCGAAGATGATAGAAAAGCAGCCAAAGAAGAAAGAATTGCAGCAAGAGATGCAGCAGCTAATCGACAAACTGCAGAATTAAAAGAAGATAAGAAAAAGTTTGCAGAACAAAAAGTTACTACAGATCAATTAACAGGCCTTGCATCTAAAGAAGCTAAAGCTAAAGAAGCAGCAAATAAAGCAGAAGAAAAACGGCAATCGTTAGTAGACACTAATGCAGGCGCCGAAGCACTGTTAAAACAATTTGCAGGGCAACAAGGCAGTGCTCTAGTTCCAAAAGATCAGCAAGCATCAGCAAAAGCCGATGCTGCCCAACAAGGCAGTGCTCTAGTTCCAAAAGATCAGCAAGCATCAGCAAAAGCAGACGCTGCTAAAACTACAATAGTTGCCGATGCAGAATCTAAAAAAGTAACAGATGCAGCAGCTAAAAAAGCAGCAGAAGAAAAACTCAAAGAATACGGAATGGTAAAGGAAGCTGCAACGCCCACAGGTGCAGCCCCAACCCAAGAATCTGCGGAAACCTTGCTTGCGCAGTTAAATACTAACATGACACGATTAATTCAGATAACTCAAGAACAAAAATCCATCAGCGAAGATCAGCTGAGGGGTATTAAAGGTATGTCTGGTAATTTGTTTGCTTAAGGATAATAAATGAGTTGTGAAAATTTTTATGTTTATCGATATAATAACGAGGACGGTACTCCATTTTATATCGGTAAAGGTAGTAAAAATAGAATTAATAAAGGATTAGTATAATGGCTGGATGGCGTAAGTATTTCACTCCCGTTAATGTAGATAACATGAGCGGAAGCACAAGTCCACTGAACGGCAGAGGTCGTCCTGGACCAGCACGAACAAATTATTCAAGCTATTTGCCTGATGTATACGCTGGCAGTCCGAATCGTGTTGAACGCTACATGCAGTATGATACTATGGATATGGACAGTGAGGTCAATGCTGCCCTAGACATTCTTGCAGAATTCTGCACACAGAAAGATAAAGAAAATCGTACACCGTTTCAGACATTTTTCAAAGGGTCACCTACATCTACTGAAGTTAAGCTGTTAAAGGATGCGCTACAAAAGTGGGCTAAAGAACAACAATTTGAAACTAGAATTTTCCGTATTTTTAGAAATGCAATGAAGTACGGTGACTGTTTCTTTATTAGAGATCCACAAACACAGAAATGGTTGTATGTTGATCCTACCAAAGTCAGTAAGATTATTGTTAACGAAAGCACAGGCAAGGTTCCTGAGCAATACGGTATCAAGGACATTAACTTTAACTTTGTAAATCTAGTAGCAACTACTCCTCACGGAACTGCCAATACAAGTCCCAGCGGCACTAGCAGTTACTCTACTGGCGGCGGCTTTGGCCGAGGCATGGTAGGTGATGTTGCTCGTTCAAATGGAACAAGATTTAGTAATGCACAAAACGAAATTACAGTTGATGCTAAACATGTTGTGCATATTAGTCTAAGTGAAGGACTTGATAGAAACTATCCATTTGGCAATAGCATTCTAGAGTCAGTGTTTAAAGTATACAAACAAAAAGAATTGTTAGAAGATGCGATTATTATCTATCGTATTCAACGTGCGCCTGAACGCAGAATTTTCTATGTTGACGTTGGTAACATGCCAGCACACATGGCTATGAGCTTTGTTGAACGTGTTAAAAACGAAATTCAACAACGTCGTATTCCGAGTTCAACAGGCGGCGGCAATAATGTAATTGATGCCAGTTACAATCCGTTGTGTCTAGACTTGAACACCGGTATTCCTCTACTGGATGGTAGAACAGTAGAATTGCAAGAATTGATAACAGAATTTGAAAACGGAAAAGAAAACTGGGCCTACAGTTGTGACCCAGTAACTGGACGGATTGTGCCTGGCGTGATCAACTGGGCTGGTATAACACGTAAAAATGCCGAAGTTATCAAGTTGACATTTGATAATGGTAAAGAATTAATTTGTACTCCCGATCATAAAATTCCCGTATTTGGAAAAGGGTTTGTTGAGGCAAAGGATCTAACTGAGCAAGACAGTCTAATTGCATTTAATACCCAACAGTCAAAAATATCATCCAGCTCAAATGAATATCAACAGGTATGGGATCACGAAACCAAGTCCTGGATATGGACTCATCGTTTGGTTGGAGAATTTTTCCGTCAGCAAAATAAACACCAAGAATTTACATATCTTGAGGAAAATATCAACAAAACCAAGGCAGTGATCCATCATAAGGATTCAGATAGATTTAATAACGATCCAAGAAATTTGACCTACATGAACAAGCAGGATCATATACTATTTCATGCCGCTCAAAAGAAAGAATTTTGGGAAAATATGACAGATCAGTACAGAGCTACTATGACTTTGAAGATATCTGACACTTTAAAAGATCGTTGGAAAACTTTGTCTAACACTAACAGGCTGGCTGCGTTATGGAATATTCGTTCTGCTCAACAAAAATCAGTATGGATGAGACAGAACAACCCTGCATTTGCAGCCAGCTACAAAAAGAATACCAGTGCATCTAGAAAACGATACCTCAAACATAACCCAACAGCTAGACAGCAGTTGGTTAAGAATCTTGAGTCACGAGTTAAGATACAAAACCAAGAACTAAATCTGACATTTGACATGCTGCAACTTGTGGTAGACAAAGTCAAAACTGGTATGACCAACAAATTAGAGATAATAAGTTGGTGTGACCATAATTCTGAATTGTTGTCCAAAGTTAAGGCCAGCAATTCTATTCCATTAGCCTACAAAAATGCTCAATGCAAAATAGATTTTTCTAAATTTGGATACAGCAAACTAGATAAACTACTGGGCAATTTTGGCTACAAAAACTGGAAAACATTTGTCAAAGAAATTGATCAATTCAATCATAGAATAGTAAAAATTGAAAAAGTTTCAAACAGAGATGTTGGAACTATTACAATTGACGGCACTGAAAAATGGCATTCTCACCATACTTTTGCTATTGAATCTGGAATTTTTGTTAAGAACTCAGTGAATGAAGACTACTTCTTCCCACAGACAGCAGAAGGTCGCGGATCCAAAGTTGAAACACTACCAGGAGGTACTAACCTAGGCGAAATTACAGACCTACGTTACTTTACCAACAAATTATTCCGTGCTTTAAGAATCCCAAGCAGCTACTTGCCAACAGCAATCGACGAAAGTCCAAACCAAGTAGGTGACGGAAAAGTAGGTACTGCATACATTCAAGAATTGCGATTTAATGAATATTGCAAACGCTTGCAAAGCATGGTTGTGGAAACATTTGACTTAGAATTTAAACTTTGGTTAGATAATAACGGCATCAACATTGACAATAGTTTGTTCCAACTAAAGTTCAATGAGCCGCAGAACTTTGCTGCTTACCGTCAGAGTGAGCTTGATACTGCTCGTGCAGCAACATTCTCAACAGTTATGCAAATTCCACATCTAAGCAAGAGATTCGCTATGAAACGTTTCTTAGGAATGAGCGAAGACGAGATCAAAGAAAACGAACGTCTATGGAGAGAAGAGAACGGTGCAAATCTACAGTCGTCACAAGATGCTCAAAGTCAGTTGAGATCAGCAGGAATTACACAAGGTGGTATGTCAGCTGACATGGCTGGACAAACAGCAGAAGCTCCTAAGGATATGGCAGCAGCAGAACCAGGTGCTGAAGGCGGCGAGGCCGCAGCACCAGAAGCACCCGTTCAGTAATAAATACATTATGCTCCTAAACGAATTTTTTTATTTTAACGAAAAGACAAACGACTTTGCTAACGATCGTAGATACGATAATAGCAAAGATAAATCAGTTGTTAACAAAAATGACACTAGAAAAGTTCGTCTAACTCTACGTCAGATTAATCAACTACGGTTGCAGTCTGAAGCACATCAATTAGAAGCACAGTCAGAAATGGGCTTCATTCAACAAATGTATGGAACACCAGTTGGCGAAGAAGCCCCTGCAGAATAATCCGGCCTTTGTTATAGGCAACGGCACCAGCAGAGCAAAATTAAATCCGGAATCTCTATTAGATAAAGGCATAGTTTATGGCTGTAATGCACAGTACAGAGAATATAATCCTCACTATCTAATAGCAGTTGATGTTAAGATGGTCAATGAAATCATAGCATCTGGATATCATAAAAATCATCAAGTTTGGACAAATCCTAATAAAGGAATTCAAACTAAAGTCAATGTTAATTTTTTTAGTCCGCACAAGGGATGGAGTTCAGGACCTACCGCACTATGGTTTGCAGCAAGCCAAGGACATGCAAGCATTTACATCTTTGGATTTGATTATCAAGGTGTAAACGGAAAATTTAATAATGTGTATGCAGATACGTTCAATTACAAAAAATCAACAGATTCAGCTACATACTTTGGTAACTGGCTAAGTCAAACTGAAAAAGTTATTAAAGAATTCAGACATGTAAAGTTCTTTAGAGTAGTAGAATCTGGAGCATTTGTTCCAGATAAGCTAGGTACTACGCTAAGTAATCTTAGTCACATAACATTTGACGAGTTTGAAAAAACTTATCCTGAAACTACATATTCCGATCAAACCGATCAAAAAACTACCATTTAACCTCGGATACATTTAATCCGGGTAAATAATAGAACAGCCTAACCATCTTGAAGGAGAACACAACATGGCAGATAAAAACTTATTACAACAGATGCTCGAAAGTCTAGTAAATGACGATCAAGCTAAAGCAGAAGAACTATTCCACGAGTACGTAGTTACACAATCTCGTGAAATTTACGAATCGATGATCGACAGCGAAATTGCTGAAGAAACAGAAGAAGACGACGAAGAAGAAGTTGACGAGTCTTCTCACAAAGACGAAGAAGATGACGAAGAAGATGACGAAGACTTAGACGAAAATTTTGAAGATATCGCTATTGAAGGTGACGATGACATGGATTTAGATAGCGAAGATCCATCAGACGACCTAGCAGGCGAAATAGGTCCAGAAGAAGAAGGCGACGACGAGTTTGCTGACAAATCTGAAGCAGAATTGTTTCAAGACTTAGACAGCATTGTAGATGAACTACAAGCCAAGTTTGATGCTATGAACGGCGATCATAAAGAGCCAGATGCAGACAACATGGACGGCCCAAGCGACATGGATGCTGACAACATGGACATGAAAGATGATTTTGATCTAGAAACAGTTCGTGAATATGTAGAAAAAGTTGCTACACCAAAAGGTGGAGACAACGGTGCAAACGCTAAGTCAATCGTAGCCGCTAAGAATGATATGGGCGGTACTACTGCTAATATCGCTAAAGGTGGCGAGTCTAAAGGCGAAGGCACAAAAGGCGGATTGCTAAATCCAGCTGCTAAACAAGATAACGCAGGTAACATTAACGTACCAGGCGGCAAAGCAGGTAATGCTTTCTCCAAGAAAGAAACTGCAAAGCCAGGTGATAACGGTGTAAACACTGCTAGCCTTTTCCGTGGCCGTAGGTAATAGGACACTATAGTGAAATCAACACTAGCAGAACATTTAAGTTACGACCAGGCTAAGATTGTTCTAGAGAGCGAAGAAGACGGCAGAGGCGGTAAGTCTCTGCATCTTAATGGTATTTGTATTCAGGGTGATATCCGGAATCAGAACCAACGTGTATATTCTTCTCAAGAAATTGGCAGGGCTGTCAAAACGCTAAATGAACAGATCGCTGGCGGATACTCAGTTCTGGGAGAAGTTGATCACCCACAGGATTTAAAAATCAATCTAGATCGTGTTAGTCATATGATTACCAAGATGTGGATGGATGGTCCTAACGGTTACGGAAAACTAAAAATACTTCCAACTCCAATGGGTCAGTTAATTCAGACCATGTTAGAGTCGGGAGTTAAGTTGGGTGTAAGCTCTAGAGGGTCTGGAGAAGTTGACGGAAGTGGTAACGTTCAAGGTTTTGAAATTATCACTGTTGATATTGTTGCACAGCCAAGCGCACCGGGCGCTTACCCAACACCAGTTTATGAACATTTAATGAATAACACAGGCGGCTTACAGGCATATAGAATCGCTCAGGAAGTTAAAGGCGATCCACAGGCACAGAAATACTTAGCAGAGAGTCTGAAGCGAATAATTCGCGGACTCAACTAACAGTAGGAGAAATCACATGCTAGATATCGTAAAACAGTTGTTTGAAAACAATGTGATTTCCGAAGAAATTAAATCGGAAATTGAATCTTCTTGGGAAAGCAGAATTCAAGAAAATCGTGAACAAGTCACTTCTACGCTACGTGAAGAATTTGCAGAAAAGTACGAGCATGATAAGTCGGCAATGGTAGAGGCTGTAGAGTCTATGCTAGCTGACAGGCTAACAGCAGAACTAGGCGAACTTGCAGAAGATCGTCAAGGACTAATCGAAGCCCGTGCAAACTACATTAAGAAAATGAAGACTGATGCTTCCACTATGGAATCATTTGTTCTACAGAATCTTAAGAAAGAACTTGCAGAACTACACGAAGATCGTAAATCAGTTGCAGGCAATGTAGCTAAATTAGAATCTTTTATTGTGGATTCTCTAGCGAAAGAAATCGCAGAGTTCCATGCAGACAAGAAAGACCTAGCTGAGACCAAAGTTAAATTGGTTCGCGAAAGCAAAGCTAAGTTTGAAACTGTCAAGAAAAATTTTATTAGCCGTGCTTCTACAATAGTTGCAGAAACAGTTAAGGGCGGTCTCCGTTCTGAAATGACTCAACTACGTGAAGACATTGAAGCAGCTCGTAAGAATGACTTTGGACGCAGACTTTTTGAATCTTTCGCAAGCGAGTACGCTGCATCTCACCTAAATGAGAAATCTGAAACAGCTAAACTTCTAAAGGTTGTTGAAACCAAAGAAGCAGAGTTAGAAGAAGCGGCAAAAATTGTTGCAGAAGCACAATCACTAGTAGATAAAAAAGAACGTGAACTACGTATTATAAAAGAAAACAACCAACGCAAAGAAGTTATGAGTGAATTGCTAGGTCCGTTGACTGGAGATAAGAAAGAGGTCATGGGCAGTCTATTAGAATCAGTCCAAACTGAAAAGCTTCGTACAGCATTCGACAAGTACATTCCATCAGTAATGAATGGCGGTGCACCAGCGAAGAGAGTACTTTCAGAGGCTAAAGAAATTACAGGCAATAACCAGGCACATCAAGCAAGCAGTCAAGAAGAAAAAACTGCTGAAATATTTGACATCCGCAGGCTTGCGGGACTAAAAGTTTAAGGAGAACTATAATGTCACAACTACTCGAGTCACGCTGGTCGGAGACTAAAGAAGCCCTTTTAGAGGGTTTACAAGGTAACAAGCGTTCAGTTATGGCTACTACTCTAGAGAATACCCGCAAGTATCTCGCAGAAAGTGCCACAGCTGGAGCTACATCCGCCGGTAACGTTGCAACCCTAAATCGTGTAATCCTTCCAGTGATTAGACGTGTGATGCCTACGGTCATCGCGAATGAATTAGTTGGCGTTCAGCCAATGACTGGCCCAGTTGGCCAAATCCACACACTACGTGTTCGCTACTCTGATACCTTTACTGGTACAGGTGGTAATACTGTAGCCGGTGATGAGGCATTGAGCCCATTCAAGATTGCCGAAGGTTATGCTGGTGGTACATCCGGTAAAGCAGCTAGTACAGCCGCTTTAGAAGGTGCTGCTGGTAACAAACTAAGCATTCAAATCTTGAAGCAAACAGTTGAAGCTAAGACACGTAAATTGTCAGCTCGCTGGACGTTTGAAGCTGCACAAGATGCACAAGCCCAACAAGGTATTGACATCGAAGCAGAAATCATGGCTGCTCTTGCACAAGAGATCACAGCTGAGATCGACCAAGAAGTTCTACGTAGCCTAGCTACATTGAGCTCAACAGTGTTGACATACGACCAAGCTGCTGTATCTGGTACTGCTACATTCGTTGGTGACGAGCATGCTGCTTTAGCTGTTCAAATCAACCGTGCTGCTAACTTGATCGCTCAGCGTACACGTCGTGGTGCTGGTAACTGGGCAGTTGTAAGCCCAACTACATTAACACTACTACAAAGTGCTACAACTTCTGCGTTTGCTCGCACTACAGAAGGTACATTCGAAGCTCCTACAAACACTAAGTTTGTTGGTACATTGAACAGCGCAATGAAAGTATATGTTAACACATATGCTGAGAACGACAACGTTCTAGTAGGTTACAAAGGCGCTTCTGAGTCTGATGCTGCTGCATTCTACTGCCCATACATTCCATTGATGAGCAGCGGTGTAGTATTGGATCCAGCAACATTCGAACCAGTCGTATCATTCATG